TCTTCCGATCTCCTACCTCAGCGCACGCGACGGGATTATACGGGTATTCGCTGACGAAATTGTGAGGTGTCTTCGCTCTAATTACGATTATAACGCATATGCTCGTGCCGCCAAGGCCGCTCGCATACGTATTAACGAAAGAATGAAACACAATGGCTGACGGACTTTTCACGACCACCATCTTCCCTGTAATTTCGCTTCTGTTCGGGGTGGGCAGTATTGGCTACGCCATTGTGGCGCGTATGCTGGATCGTAAGAAATACGATCAGGAAGTACGTTGTAGCCAAGCCGACGCTGACCTCAAAGGCGAAGAGTTCTGGAAAGGCCGTTATGATACGCTGATGGCCGAGTTGGACAAAAAGGAGTCGTGGTGGAAGGAACGCTACAACAACCTCTACCAAGAGGTTCAGAACGAACGTAAGTTATCCAACGAAATGATGACGAACTTTCGTAACGAACTCAACAAAATACGCGACGAGTATGAGGCCCAGCGTCAGGCCGACCGTGATAAGTACAACCGCCTGATGGAAGAGTTCCGTACTCAGGAGCGTGAAGCCAACAAGGCGGCGGAAGACTACAAGCGACGCATCAACGAACTCGAAGCCTCCATAACGGCCTACGAGGAGATGATCAAAAGCGGAAAACGGCCATGAAAACAGTAGTGCAAATAATCCTCGTTTTGGTGGCCCTAATTCTCGCGTTCTTATTCGGGCGAAGTACTTATACCCCTGAACCCCCTAAAGTCGTTGAAAGGTGGCGTACAAAGCACGACACGGTCGAATACCGCGATACGGTAAAGGTTCCGGTCCCGAAAATCATCATCCGCGACACCACCATCTACCTACCGGGTGAAATCGACACCGCCGCGCTACTGGCCGACTATCTGGCGCGCAAGGAGTATCACCTCGACTTCTCTAACGACAGTATCGGTGAATTCCGCGTCAACGCCACTGTCCAGCGTAACGCCATTACGGAGGCCGTGTCGCACGTCAAGCCGCTGATCCGCATCCACGAGATAGAACACACCATCATCGACAAGCGAATACCCTTCATCCAAGGCTACGCCCAGATAGGAACGTCCGTGGACTTTGGTACGCAAAAGTTCTCCGCCGGAGCCGACTTTCGTCAACGCTTCATGGTTGGCGCTTCAGCTATAAGGGTTGAAGACCAGTGGGGATATACGTTGGATTTTGGCATAAAATTTTGACGGTTCTCTTGGTAGTTTGGAGAAAATTCAGTACTTTTGTAGTGGAAATGAAACTTATAAACCTATAACACCATGAAAGAAGTTATCAACTACGGCGAAGCGCGTCGCCAGCAAATTCTTAAAGGGTTCACCAACGCCGAGGAGGCCGCGGAAGAGCCGATCGAAAAAGCGCGTCACGGTGTCTACGCCGACAACGCTCAAAACCGTCGTCTGCAGCGCGTGGGACAGGAGTACGGCCAAGCCGCCAAGGAAGACCCTGAAGGCGAAGGCCAGGAGGGTGGTATGCCTGAGGGAAATGTCAGCCTCCAGAACCACGCTCGTCAGGCTTCGGAGGAGGCGCTGACGAAGGTTGCCAACGATCCGCAGGCTGACCCCGAAATGCGCAAGGTGGCTACCGCTGAATTGGAACGCCGCGGTGTAAGCGTTCGCGCCAAGAACAAGAACGGCGACACGTCGCTGCGTAACGGGCTGGCTGACGGTGACGCCAAATCGGCATCGACGTTCGAGGGCATGGGCTTCCGTCAGATGGACGATCAGGACCTCCAGCAGTACGCCGGAGTTGAGGACGCTTCGCACGCCTTCATCAAGCAGATCGGCGGTGACGAAGACGGCTTCGACCTTGTAGTCACCAAGACCAGCGAGGGCTACCGCGTGGACAAATACCCCTACGCCGACGTGGACAATTTCGAGTCGGTGACGGTGAAGGAGATCGGCGACGTTGAGGGAGCCGCGTCTAAGTTTGGCGATCCCGACGCCAAGGGTAAGGGCGGAAAGGCTGACGCCGCATCGCTCGTTGACAGTTTCAACGCTATGGCTGAGGGCGATGCAGACTTCGACGCCAAGTCGTTCAAATCGTTCGTGAAGGAAAAAGGCGGTAAGGCCGTGAAGGAAATCGCCGACGCCATCCGTAAGATGCCCAGCGAGGCCGGGCAAAGTGATCTGGCTGACGACGAGATCGCCGACATGATCGAGAATATGTTCGAAGAGGCCGGAATCGACCTGTCGAAGAAAGGTCAAGCCACCCTCGACAAGATGCGCGCTGACTCGGACGGCGACGGTAACGTCAGCAGCGCCGAAGGTCTGGTCCAGAGTTTCGACGACATGGCTGAAAACGACACCGACTTCGACACCGAAGGCTTCAAGTCCTTCGTGAAGCAGAAGGGTGATGCTGCGGCTATCAAGGAACTGGCCGCAGCCATGAAAGCAAACCCGGCTGATACCGGCGGTGCTCAGTCCGACGCTACGGACGACGAAATTGCCGACACCATCGCCAATATGTTCGAGATGGCTGGCGTGAAGGTATCGAAGGACGGCCAGAAGGAACTCGACGCGCTGATCGGCGGCGAGGAGGAAAGCGCCACCAAGCAGGGCGAGAAGGCTGACGCCGCAGCCAAGGCTGAAGTGAAGAGCGCTGAAAAGGGTGCTAAAGCCAAGGCTGACAAAGCCGCAAAGTCTTCGCCTGAGAAGGACAACGCCGCCGCCGACAAATTCATCAAGAAAACTGAAACCGGAGCTGATCCTTCGGAAATCGCCAAGATGATTGCCAAGAATCCTGAGGGCCTCGCCCGCGCTCTGAGTGCAAAGATTAAATCTGGAGACAAGAACGCTCAGCGCGCTGCCTTCAGTTTGACTGCCCTCATGGATCGCGATTCTCAAACCAAAGGCGTTGGCAAGGAGATCATCGAACATCCTGAATTGAAAAAGTTTGTCGATGAGCGAAACGAAGCTGTTAAATCGCTTTCCGGGGTATACGACCCCGATGAGTATCGCAAGAAATACAACGAGCAAATCGAGGTATTCAAGCGTACTCAGAAAGGATTCATGGAAAAGTTCATGGAGATTTACGGCGGTAACACCGAAGAGTAATGCCCTACAACGCCAAACATACCCACTTTCTGCCGTCGCCGTTCCCCACCGTTACTCAGTACGAAGATCGGTTCATCCGGGAATGGAACGCCAATAATGCCGCAGCGTTAGGTGATGTACTGAAATACATCGCCGACGCTACGGCTACGGCGGTAAAAGAATTAAAAGAAGATGGCAAAAAGCAAGACTAAAACATTTGTATGGTGTGTTTTCTCTGAACAGTATGCGGAGTACAAAGACGGCTTTGGCACTCACGTCAACAAGGATGTAAAGGTACGTCGTCTGTTGGAGATTTTCTCTAACGAAGATGCTGCTCATGAATACATTGCTGCTCAACCGTACCGTTTCTTTAATTATCGCCTTCCGAATCCGGAAAGCGCCATTATTGAAAAGCGCGAAGTCCTCACAAGCCACGATTAACAACGCGAAATGGAACATTGTTTAACATCCGCCGGAACCCTTACACGGGCTGAAAAAGCGTTGGAGAATACGTTCAACCAAAGCGAGCCTATTGAGTACTTCTGCGAACTGAAATCCGGCGACTGGGTCATGATCAAGTTGGGTAGCCTCAAACTTGGGTATCATTACCGGGGCGGAGTTGTCAGTGAACGGAAAGACGGTAGTATTGAGGTGAGGTCAGGAGGGCATCGTATTTTATTCAAACCGGGTAGCGAACACAGAATACGAAGATGCAAGTTGATGAAGTAACAAAGGCTTTTCACGAGATCAGCCGATATCGCACCGATCACTTACGTAAGGCCCTTGGTGGTTTTACGGAGAGTGGCTTGTGTACCGGGGATACGTTTGAAAAGGGCCGTTCAAAGAGCGGTCGCTACGCCAATACGGCTGAGAATCGGAAGAGAGGAATCGTCAACGTTCCCTACAAGTTGAAGCCAGTTGGCGTTGATAAAATGATTAATCCGCAAAAGATCGAAATTACCGACGACTTCAATCCACCGTCAGGAAAACAACTTTATTTGCGGATGATGACGGGTGATTACGTTCCAGTGAAATTTATACACTACAACTCTTCAGCCAATAGCGTTGAGGTTGTTCTCGCTAACGGCAATCATTACAACGCTCCTTCGGGTTCTATATTCTGTATCGCCGATGTGAAACCTCCGAAGACATCAAAACGCAAGGCCGATGCGATTCGCCGTTCGACCACCCTTTACGATGGAGGCGTTGGAGGCACAGCAAAACACAAAGAAGAATTCGGCAAGAAACTGGCCGCAACAGGCGAACATAACGAAAAGGACTGATGATTTTCAACAACCGCCAAATAGACGACATGGTCGGTATTCTCCGGCGTTGGCAGTACTTGTTTATTGCCAAGCACGTCGGGTTGGACTTTCTGACCCAGTCGGAGATCGACATCTTGGTGGCGTCCGGGGTCAACGTCGATAAGTACAAGAACACGAAGGGCATCATCGAACACGCTTTTCTGTTTGGTATCTTGGCTGAGGCACTTGGCGATCAACGCGCCAAGAAGATGAATTACAAGCAGTTTCTCCAGTTCCTCAAATCAGGAAACTTCGTTCCGCTCACCGAGCAGGAGGAGAACGCGCTGAATTATCTCAAGAACCGCGCCTACACCGACATCACGTCGCTCGGAAACCGTATCGTTACCGGTACGCGAAACGCCATTCTCAAATCTAACTTTCGCCAGCAGGCCGCCATACGTCAGCAGATCAAAGATAAGGCCATGCAGGCCGTCCAACTGCGTAAGGGGGCGCGGTATATAGCCAGCGAACTGGGGAACCTTACCCAAGACTGGGGACGCGATTGGCTGCGTATTGCGTACTACCTCCTGCACGAAGCCTACAACGTGGGCCGCTCGGAGAGTATCTACAAGCAGTATGGCC